CAACAACTTGGCAACGATGCTGAAGTTGAAGGGGGCGAAGGTTTCTGGTCAATCGCAAAGTATTGAGGTGACGCAGGTAACGGAGATTGAGGCAGGCCCCGGCGTGAACGACATCCGCCAAATTGCTATGCCAATGCCATTTAACGCGCCCAGCCAAGTGCTGTTCCAATTGCTTGGCTGGCTGACAACCGCCGCCAAGGGCGTGGTCACCACCGCCGAGGAGAAGATTGGCGACGCATCTGCCAATACCCCAGTAGGAACCACGCAGGCATTGATTGAGCAGGGAGCCGCCGTGTTCTCCGCCATTCACGCTCGATTGCATGACAGTCAGCGCCGAGTGCTTGGCGTGCTAGGTCGCATCAACCGTTGGTACTTGGACGATATGCGCAAGGGTGACGATGTTGCTGAGTTGCCAATTAGTAGGGCTGACTTTGCTAAGAATAGCGATATTGTTCCAGTCTCTGACCCGCACATCTTCTCTGAGACTCAGCGTATGGCTCAGATGCAGGCGGTGTTGCAAATGTCCGCCGCTAACCCCGGCCTCTTTGACCAGAAGGCGGTACTGAGTCGAATGCTCAAGCAGTTGAAGATTCCTGACATTCAGGAGTTGTTGCCCAACGCATCCAAGCCTACGGAACTTAACGCGGCGGATGAAAACGCGGCGATGTCTTTGGGTAAGTCTGCCTTTGCATACCCCAACCAAGACCACTTAGCGCACATTCAAACCCATTTGACATTTGGCTTAGACCCAACGCTAGGGTCAAACAATCTGATTGCGCCCAAGTTCATACCGCAGGCGCTAGAGCACATTAAGCAACACATGATGCTTTGGTATACAGGTCAGATGAATGGATATGTGACTGCGGGAACCAATATCAAACTTGGCAAATATGAAGATAGCAAACTAGCCCCAGAGATTGACAAGGCTATGGCTATTGCTTCTGACCACGTTAAGTTGGATACCGCTGAGGTTTTCAAAGGTGTTATGCCCGCCCTCCAACAATTGGGTCAGGTCATGCAACAGTTCAAACCGCCGGCACCGCCTATGGATGGCGAGGCTCAGGCTGTGTTGCAGGCTTCTATGGCGGAAACGCAAAGAAGAGCGGCGCAAGACCAAGCGACCAATCAGATCAAGATGCAGGAAATGCAAGCGCGTATGGAGCGCGAAAACAAAGATTTGCAAACTCGTATTGCTATGAATGCCGAAAACAACCTTACGAAAGAACGGATGATGACGGCAGACCTAACGGTCGAAGAGGCAAAACTGCAAAGAGAGCAGGAGCAGACTGCTGTGAAACTGCAACAAACCACGCAACGCAACTTAGGAGAATGACATGGACGACAAAGTTAAAGAGTATCAATCGGAAGATGTACGTCAAAAGGCACGCAACGCCGCTGGCGCATGGATTAACGGCAGTGAATTAAAAGAGAAGAATACAGCGACACAACCTAAAGCAAACAGTGATCATGGGAATTTCTCCCAAAACAAGGGCGTAGACAAGTCCAACGCATGAGATACGTTTCCGACTTCATCGGCGCTGTAAAAGCGCGTCAAACCGAGATTGCTCAGTCGGTTGTTGCAGGTAACTGTGAGAACCACGAGGCATATCAGAGGTTGGTCGGTACTTATGCAGGGCTTGTAGAGGCTCTTGACATCCTAGATAACCTTTTAAAGGAAGAAGATAAAGATGAGTAACAGCACGGTAGCGGGTAATGCCGCTGATATAGAGGAGGCTTTTCCTCTTGTAGACCCCGGTGCGATTCCATTAGGCGCTCGTGTACTTGTACAAATGAGAATAGCCAAAAAAAGAATGACCGAATCGGGAATTATCCTGCCTGAAGAAACACGAGACACCGAGCGGGCGCAAAACCCAATTGGTCGAGTCGTGGCGATTGGCCCCCTCGCGTTCAAGAAGCGCGATTCAATGGAGCCTTGGGTTGAGGGCAGTTGGTGTGAAATTGGCGATTTTCTTCGCGTACCCAAATGGACTGGCGACCGCTGGACAGTTAGGCACGGAGATGACGAACAAGTGGAATTTATGATTATGAATGACCACGAAGTTATTGCTAAAGTAACAGGTAATCCACTTGAAGTGAGGGCATTCGTATGAGTACCGAACAAAATACGGCTGAAAAGCCAGAAGTAATCACAATTCAGGAGGAAGTGGACGGTTCCGCAACGATTGAGTTGCCAGAAAGTATTCCATCCCCTGACGCACAGCCAGAAGCAGATCACGACGACTCTGACGAGGCTGATGATCGAGCCAGACGCGCAGAAATGGCATCTGGTGGTGAGGTAGATGCTGATGCGGAAGCGATGCGTGAGGCAAAACGTCAGAAAAGACGCTCTCGCAAAGAGTATCACCGCAATGTCGAGCAAGAAAAAAGCGTAAAAATCCATCATTTGGAGCGCCAAAATCAAGAATTGCTTGAGCGCATGGCAGTTTTGGAGAAAAAGACGCACGGTTCTGAGGTTGCCCGAATAAATAAGGCAATTGAGAACGAATACTCCAAGATTCAGTTTGCTAAAGCCAAAATGGAAGAGGCTACAGCCACTGGAAACGGTGCGTTGGCGACGAATGCTCAGGAAATGTGGTTTGATGCGCGTAGAAATGCTGAGGCTCTTGAGAATATCAAGAAAAAAGCCACTGCACAGCGCCCACAACCCACTATTCAAGCGCCTGACCCAACGGTACAGAATTTTGCTAACCAATGGATGTCAAACAATTCTTGGTATGACCCCAGAGGCAAAGATTCTGATTCCAAGATTGCTTTAACAATCGACGCGGCTCTTGCAGAGGATGGTTATTCACCCCAAACAGCAGAATTTTGGGAAGAACTTGACAATCGCTTGCATAAGTACCTACCACACCGTTATACTAATAGCGCAAATGAGAAAACAACTGAACGACGACACCGTAATGTTGTGACGAGTTCGGGACGCGAAGCAGTATCGAGTAGTGGTGGTAGAAATACCTTCACCCTAAACCCAGATCAGGTTAGGGCTATGAAAGATGCGGGTATGTGGGACGATCCTGAGAAGAGAGCGCGAATGGTCGCTCGTTATGCTAAAGAAGCACGTCAAAACAACGGATATAGGAGTTAAAAATGGATTCTCGTTTAAAGAAAAATTTGTCTGCTGGTGGACGCGAAAGTCGCGCGAGTCTTGATACCGTTCGAGAGGCACCTGAAGACCAGTTCGTATCGTCTGAGGAACGTCGCAAGATGTGGAAAGATGAGTGGACACAAAGCGCGTTGCCCAATGTCCCTGAAGAAAAGGGATGGCATCATTGCTGGTTATCGTCAACCAATTCGTATGACAGCATTGACAAGAGGCTTCGGCTGGGTTATATCCCCGTGAAAGCGGATGAGAAACCCGGGTTCGAAAACTATCGAGTCAAGGCTGGCGAACAAACTGGTTATATCGCGTGTAATGAAATGATTTTGTACAAAATTCCTATGGAAGTTTTTCAAGAAGTCATGGCTCATTTTCACCACGAGCAACCGCTTGAAGAGGCGAACAAGATTCGCTTACAAGCCGAGCAACAAGTGGGACGTGATAGCAGGGGTAGACCTCTGGGTCAGATAGAAGGCGATGGTTTGGACAACATTGATAAGCCGATACCTGCTCCGCATTTCGCTGGGTAGGAATGTTTTAACAAACAAGGAGTAAGACTATGTCTTCAACAAATGCTCCGTTCGGTCTGCGCCCATCGTTCCATCCTACGGGTCTGGATCGCGCGGTCGCGCTGGCTAACGGCATCGCATCGGGTTATAGCACTGGCATTTTAAAAGGCCAACCTGTAGCCCTCAACACCAGCGGTAACATCATTACTGCTACTGCGGGCAGTGCCTTCCAAGGCGCATTCGCTGGTCAAGAGTACACAGACCTTACAGGTCGCCGTGTAGTCAGCAACCAATGGATTGCATCTACTGCATACCAAACTGGTTCGCAAGTGACTTATTACTATTCTGATCCTAATATCGTTTACGACATTCAGGCAGATGGTTCTTTGGCACAAACGTCAGTTGGTGATCAAGCAAACTTCACGAATGTCTCTGCTGGTTCAACAACCACAGGTCTTTCACAATGCACCATCTCTACGAGTTTGGTGGGTACGAGCGCTGTTGGTGATCTTCGCATCATTAATTTGTCGCCCGGTGTCGATAACGCATGGGGTGACGCATACACCGTGGTTCAGGTTCAAGTGAGCCGTAGCCAGTATGTCGCAACCATCAATGCAATTTAAGGGGGACTAAAAAATGGCCGCTCCAATGCGCAGTACGGACTTTAGAAGTATCGTTGAACCAATTCTCAACGAATGCTTCGATGGAGTCTATGACCAACGTACCGATGAATGGTCACGGGTATTCCGTGAGCAAGAAGGTATCCCCCGTAACTACCACGAAGAACCAGTCCTTTATGGATTTGGTGCCGCACCTCAATTGCCTGATGGAACACCTGTGTCCTATCAGCAAGGTGGTGTTCTTTTCTTGCAACGCTATGTGTACAACGTGTATGGCCTCGCCTTCGCATTGACCAAAGTGTTGGTTGAAGATGGCGACCATATCCGTATCGGTCAGGTTTACGCTCGTCACTTGGCTCAGTCTTTGATTGAGACTAAAGAGACATTGAGTGCAAACGTGTTGAACCGTGCGTTTAACTCTTCGTACCCCGGTGGTGATGGCGTTCAATTGAACTCCAGCGCTCACCCAATCGTGAATGGTACTTTCAGCAACTTGTTGACTACAGCCGCAAACCTGAGCCAAACATCGCTTGAGCAGATGTTGATTCAGATTCGCCAAGCGGTGGACAACAACGGTAAGAAGATTCGTTTGGTTCCACGTCAATTGATTGTGGCTCCCGGCAACGTCTTCCAAGCCGAAGTATTGTTGAAGTCTGTTCTCCGCTCTGGTACTGGTAACAACGACATCAACCCTGTTAAGTCTATCGGCCTCTTGGACGAAGGCGCGGCAGTGTTGTCACGTTTGACCAGCCCTACAGCATGGTGGGTACAAACTGATGCACCAGAAGGCATGAAGTTGCTAATGCGTCGCAAACTCGAAAAAACTATGGAAGGTGATTTCGAGACCGACTCTATGCGCTACAAGGCTACTGAGCGTTATCAAGTGGGCTTCACTGATCCACGCGCCGTTTACGGCACACCCGGCGTGTAAAAACCGCCACAGGGGTTGGGATAAAACCCAGCCCCTTTTTTTGTTAATTTGTATTTGTCATACTTTTCAAGGAGAAGACAAAATGCCTCAATATTCAGACGACCTATTCTTAGGCCCAGCCGTCACCTACATGGGTACGGGTCTGCGCCCTTACACCTCAACCTTTACTGGTTCAATTTCAACCACGGTATTGAACGTCACAGCAATGCTGTCTGGTTCTCCAATCGTGGTTGGTATGTACATTGACGGTACTAGCGTGACCGACGGTACTTACATTACTGCCTTTGGCACTGGTTCTGGCGGTACAGGTACTTACACGGTTAACCAATCGGTAACTGCTTCTAGTACAACCATTACTGGACACACCAATGTCCCTCTTGATAACCCTGCTCCTATGGACTTGGGTGTTGGCCCCTTGGGTCGCATCTACGTTTGGGACATCGTTCCACAAGCCGCTGTTACTAACAACATCGCCGCATCGCAAGCACCTTCTGGCGCTGGCTCTTTGACGTTGACCGCTGGTACTTCTGTAAAGTCTGTAACCACCGCTGGTGGCGTGACTGTGTTGCAGTTAGATTGCCCTCGCGCAATCAAAGTTAATTGCTCTACAACTGCTCGTGCATTTACTGTTAGTGGTTACGACTATTACGGTCAAGCAATGAGTGAAGTCATTACCGTATCCGTTGCTGGTACTGCTGTAACTGGTTTGAAAGCCTTCTTCCAAGTTACTGGCGTGACTATCGCTGGTTCGGCAACTGCCGCAGTTGTTGGTACAAGTGATGTTCTTGGTATTCCAGTTCGCGTGTTTAACGTGTCATACGTCGCCAGCGTCAAGAGCAACAACACACTAGCGCAAGACGCTGGTACGTTTGTAGCCGCAGACACTGCCACCGCCACGACAACTACTGGTGACGTTCGCGGCACATACGCCCCTGCCACTGCATCGCACGGTATTGTTCGTACCACAATGGGA